TCACCCGCCCCGTGCGGTCTGGATGCGATGGGTGCGCTGGGCCAGTTCTTCCAGGCCCATCAACTGGTGGAACACCAGGCCGTAGGTAGGCTGCGCGCGCCAGCACACCGTGGCCTCAAAGTCCGGCAGGTGTGTGGCGGTGAGGCGCAGGCGTTGTCCGATCGCGAGGTGATGGTCCGTCTCGATCTTCGCGCCCTGGCGTGACACGTCGCACAGCCGCGCCTCGACGATGACGCCGGCCACGGTGAGCGTGGCCGGGTGATCCACCGCAAGGCGGATCTGGCGCTTGGGATAAGGCCCGGATTCGGCCACGAAGCGCAAGACTTCGATCGGCTGGTCGAAGCGAAAGCCGGCCTCGCCTTCGTTCTCCCACACCATTTCCATGGGGATCGGCTCGCCGGACGGGCCTTCCAGCGCCAGCCGGCGCTCTCCGGCCAGGGTATGGAACAGCCGCAGCCGCACGCCCGTTTCCGAAACGTCGCGCACGATGCACAGGTATTCCCCGCGCGGACCGATCAGCTTGGCCGCACGCAGCAGCAGCGCGAATCGCGGCGTCGCGCGCAGGTCGCTCGGCTTGCCGACGTCGTCGACAGACAGGCGGTTCACGAAAGTCATGTCGAACAAGCCCCCCGTGCCCACAATCCCAGCTGGCGGCGATGCCTTGGAAGTGTGCACCTAGTAACACATACGCCGTGTCAGTTACGCATTTGTAAATATTGTTGCCGCCGACAGTCTTTTGCCCCGCTGTCGGCCACGATTACTGATACGACCCACGAGCGGGTATTGCCAGCCTGGTGCGGGCGGCGGGACTCGAACCCGCACTGGAATCCCAAACGGATTTTAAGTCCGCAGCGTCTACCATTCCGCCACGCCCGCACACCTAGAGAAACCGTGGTTTTTGCCGTCTAGCTGTCCGCGTTCCGCAGTGCAATCCGATTGCGTTCCGCAGTTTACGGTCAGCCGAGCAGCTCGACGCGGCGCATTGCGGCCTCGGCGTCGCGCCGCTGGCGGGCATATTTGATCGCCATTTGATATGTGCGATGGCCGATAATGCTGCTGATTTCGATCACTGAGCAGCCGGCTTCCTCGAGCATTGCGGCGGCGGCGTAGCGCAGGCCGTGGAGCGAGCGGTTCGGCATGCCGTCGATCTTGCGCACGGCGTGGTAGATTTCATAGCTCAGGGCATCGGCCGTCATGGGCTTTCCCTTGCGGTCGCGAATCACCGTGCCACCGAACTTGGTGCGGACCTTCTTAAGGTGCTTCGCCAATTCGGGGTGGGCAGGGATGGTCAAAGGTTCTTTGGTTTTATTCTGGCGCACGCGCAGGGTGCTCCCCTGGACCGCCGTCCATTCCATCGTGACGAGGTCCTCGCGGCGCTGACCTGTATAGAGGGCGAGCAGCACCACCGTTTGGAGCCATGGCTGGCAATGGCCAAGGAACAGTCGGATTTCCTCAATCGACCACACCTCGATCGGCGTGGTCTTGCCCTTGATGCGACGGATGCCGGAAGCCGGATTGATGAAGGTTGCTGGTAAAAGGCTTTCCTCCTCCGCCCAGCTGTACAGCCGACTGACCATCTGCTTCACCTTATGCGCCGTGCGTGGCGACAATTTACGCGCGACATCGTCGCGGACCACCTTCACGCTGGCCCGATCGATGCAGTCGAACCGCTCCGGTCCAAGGATCGGGACAAGGCGGTCCTCGATTGTGCTGCGATAATCCGACTGTGTCTTCGGCGCGAGCGACGCGAATTCGGCGCTGGCAAGGAAGCGGCGGCATAGATAGGCGAAGCTGTAGCGGTCTGCCTCGCGATCTGCGGTCGACTGCGCGCGCACTTCGGCCTGCTTCATCAGCTCGCCATAGCGTGTGTGGAATGCAGGCTCTGTTGGCTGGCCGGGCAGCGGAGTATCAATACCGTTTCGCCGAAAGCGCCAGTAGTCGCGGTATTTGCCCGAAGCGAGCTTCTTGCTGCTGCAGTAGACGTAAGGGAGGTCAGTTCGGACCATTTGCAAGGCGTCTCCGCACGCGATCGGCAATCGAATCGGCTTCTGCTTGGCGTTGTAGATGATCGAGCGGTTGAGGGTCAGTGCCCACGGTGCCTAGAGCATCGGCCCAACGGTCGAGGTCTTGGCGGTCCCATACCGCGCAGCGGCCGATGTGCTTCGATGCAGGACCATGCTCGCGCAACATGGACGCGCTGATGCCGAGGTAGGCGGCGGCCATCCCCTCCCGCATCAAGCGCGGCCAATCGGGCAATGTGCCGCGATCGACTGAAAGGCGAGCAGACGCGGTCATGCTGCCCGCGCTTGTTCCCAGGCTGCAGTGATTCGCTCGACTGCCGTCGCGAAGTGCTTGGGGTTCTTCTCGATGCCGGTGAACACTTTGCCTTGGCTGATCGCGGCAATGGCGGTGCTGCCGGTGCCCATGAATGGGTCGATGATGGTGCTACCCGAGAGGTTGCGCACTATCTTGTCCATGACGTCGAGCGGCTTCACGGTCGGGTGGCCGTAGGCCTTCGCAGCCATCGTGCCCGACATCACCCAACGATGCATGTCATGGTGGTCCCCAACCGGGTGAAAGCCGGTATTCCAGGCGTGCACATAAGGCTCGACATCCGCGAGGTAGTGCTTGTTGCGCATGGGGCTAGGGTTCTTCTTGATCCACCCCAGGACGCAAAACCGCTGGTAGCGCCGGCTGACATATTCGAGCAGCTCGGGGAGCTGGTCGTTGTGGCAGAAGATCACGACTGCGCCCGCGCGCAGCGGGTTGACGATCGACACGTCGAACCCTTGATCCAGTTCCTCGGCGACGATCATGTCCGCGCCGGCGCGGCTCTTTCGGAAAGCGCCGCCGCCCCGATTATCGAACCGATAGGGGGGATCCATGAATTCGGCATCGAAGAAGCCCAGCTTTGGGCGCAAGTGGTAGGCGTCTGCCTGGTACAGCGTGTGCGGGCCGATCTTGACCACCCCGTAATCGCCCTCAGGTGCCCCGGCGTCATAGCCGATCATCACCGGCTGTGCTTCGCCGACGCAGTCGCACAGGTCCATGCGGAAGCCCGCGAAATCTTTATAGCGGGTGCCAGCGCACATAGCGCAAATCGGTTTCATCTGGCGCGCTCTAGTATGTGGAGGCCTCGCCGCGAGCTCCGCCCGCAAAATCGCCAGCCAGCCATCTTGAAGCAGAACCCGGGGTTCGCGCTAACATGGCGCGGGTCGACATAGGTGTAGTGCCGCTCTCCAGGCCAACGTCGATCGGCGATCTCATCAGCAGCCTGGATCAAATCGCTAGATAGGCCGGCTCCAAGATTGGCGAACACAGCGCAGTTGACGCCGTCCTGCCCTCCGTCATCGATGAACTTTCGCCACGCGAAGAGGGCGCGTCGGCATGGTGTGGAGAGCAACAGTTTCTGACCGGGGCCGAGAATCAAAAGCGTGCCTCTGTCCCTACGTCTCGCGCGGCTGCGCTCACTAGCGTAATGCTGATCGTAGATTAGGGCGGCTGTTCGATCGCCATCAAGGATCGGAACCCAGACGGCAAGCGGCAGGAGTGCAGTCATTGGCGCACCTGCGAGCTGAAACGAATTCGGTGGCGAGCGAGCATCTGCAGCGCACCATCGTTGTCGAGGATCTCCACAGCGGACATTCGAGCGGCAGGCGCGGGGGCGTATCCCTGCAAAATGAGCGCACGACCAAATTCGATGCGGTCATCTGAAGTGACCGGCACCGTGCGGGCCGCGCGCGCGAGTTCGATCAAGCTCCCGGCAGTCAGGTGTTCAATCGTCATGATCGCGGCACTCCAAGAAAAGGAAGGAAGTGGTTGCAGCCGATGTCGCCGCGCGCGGCGCAGTGGCGGCAGGGGGCTGCGCTGCTGGCGCGACGGGTCGGCGGGGCGGGTTCGGGCGGGCGCGGCTTTGCGCGGAAGGCGTTGGCCAGGCGGGCACCATCGAACGGACGCGACGTCAGTGCAGGCTCGCCCCTGGCGCGGCGGGCTTTCACGGTTTCGAGGCTCGCCAGAAAATCCGCCACGGCTTCGTCGGCCGGGGTGATTGGTTCGATCACAGGGCACCTCCGAGCAGATCGTCGGGGGTGGGCCAATTCCAGAAGCCCTGTTTGCCCTTCATCGCGATCGGCACGTCCCACCGCTCGACATCGAGCATCGGCCAGCCCCAATTTGCGTGCTGGTCACGATCACCGTCATTGGCGCGGGGGACGCCGAATTCCTCGGCGATCTCAAGGCCGTTACGCGGTTCGCCGATGACCGCGGTGCCGATGCCGGCAGCGATCGGCAGCGGGCTTTCGCTGCCGGGCGACCATGCCCTCGCAAGGATCGGAAGCGCCATTTCGGCGATGAGGCACGTCGCCGCCGCATCGAGACTGTTGACCTCGCTCTGTCCACGGTCTCGCAGGGTGACGAACAGGTCCGCCGCTTCCCGCTCGTCGATCTTGCGCGATGCGGCGTGGATGACGATGCGCTGGCCGATCAACGCGCGCGGCGTGCGCCAGCCCCGGAATTCGTAGGGCTTGGCGCCCGCGACGATCAGCGAGGCCCACGGTTGCCAGATGGTGAGCGCTTTCATGCGTTGCCGCCTTCAGCGTAACGGCCCTCTGCGCGTGCAATGAATTCCTTCATCATCGCAATCATGTCGGCGCGCGTGCCGTTGGAAATGTAGTTGACGCGGCCATTGTCGATCTGGCCGAACTCGGCGACCAACATGACGAAGGCGAGGGTTTTGGGCTTTGCCTTGCCGTTGAGTGTTTCGTCGATGGCGGCGGCAAGCATGTTCATGTTGGCCCGGTGGCGTGGATCAATCGGTGCATGTGACATTTTGCGGGGTACTCCTGCAGGGAAGGATCAGCGCTCGCCCAGCAGGCGCTGGCTGAGTTCGAAGGCGCGCTCGGGCGTGACGGTCGCCTGGCCCGCAGCGGCGGACAGGTGTGCTGCGGCACGGCGGCATTCGCGGCGGTGGTCCGCCTTGCGGCCGGCTGCGTGGGCACCGATGATTCCGGTGCGGATGTCGCCGGGCAGCGCCGCGAAGTGCTTTTCGCACAGGCGCTGCCAGCGTTTGCGCGTGGTGTTGCAGCCGGGAACATCGCAGAGGTGGGCTTTAGGCACGGGCATTCTCCTTGCCGGGGTGGAATGGTGGCCGCTCGATCGCGGGCAGAGGCACGGCGTAAAGCGGTGCGCCGTCGATGGTGGGGATGACTGGCGGCTCCAGAATTTCGATGCCGCCGAGGTGGCCGGGGCGCACGCGCACGAGCCCGCGCTCCACCAATCCGTGCAGGAGGCGGTGCACACCCGACTTGGATTTGATGCCCAGAGCGTGCGCGCAGCGGCTGTACGAAGGCGACGCGCCGCCATGGGCAAGCTGATAGCCATGCACGTAACGCAAGAGCGCGAGCTGGTGGGGGGTGGGCGACATTCTCACGCGCCGACCCGAAGCAGTTCCGCAGCGGCGATCTCGGCCTTGCGCCGGCCCATGTTCCACCAGATGTGTGACCGGCTTTCCTCGCGGTAAGGATTTGCCGGGGCCGGCCCGTTCTTGAACCGCGCGGCGATCACGGCGTCGCGGGCTTCGCGCTGGACGCGGGTGGATACCATCATGGGGCGATCCACTTCGCGAGCTGGGCAACAATCACCACGGTGCCGAGCATCACGGCGGCGCCGGTCAGGGTTGGCAGGAGGCGGCGTTGATAGAAGCCGGCCAGCAGTGCGACGCGCCGTTGCAGCGAGTCCAGTTCGTGGTCCCGCTCAAGGACAATTACGTTGCCTTGCCGGGTCACTGGAGCGGTTCCCGCGACGGCAGGTCGATCGCGCAGCCGGCGCAGAATGCATAGATGTCCGCGCCGACCTTCTCGATCTCCCATCCTGTCGGCAGGGTCGGGGTAGGGCGGTGTTCCACCACTTCGCAGGCCGTGCATTGGAACGTGAACGGGATCGGCCTGCGCATGGCGGCGCGCGCTTTCGCGGCGGTGGTCTGTGGGTTCGTTGTGGGCATGGCAAACGTCCGGCATCAGAGGGAAGAGGACCAGGTGGACAGCTGCTCGGTCAGGCACGATCCCGCCCAGGCGAGCAGGGCCATTCCCGCCGCGATCGCGAAGGTGAGCAGGCCGGCTGTCAGCGCAGGCGAAATGTCGGTGGCAGCGGGATGGCGCGGTGCGCATTGCGCGCAGCGGCAATAGGCGGCGTGGATACGAGGCTTGGACATCAGGCAGCGCTCCTCAGCTGCGCCGGGGCCGTGCTGGCCTCGGCGCTCTTGCGCGCCAGATCGGCGCGGATTTGGTGGGTGATGGCGGCGTAGAAGTGGACGTCGCTCTCGGGCTCGAGGTGCCAGCGCAAGGCGATGACATGCTGGGCCTGCAGGGCGAGCGCGAGCGAGAAGCCGCCATGTTCGCTGGCGATCTCGGCGATGGTGTCGATGCTGGCGTCCAGCGCGGCCTTGCGGGCATCAAGCGTGGCGAGGTGGGCGCGTTCGCCCTGGCCGCTGACGATCCACGTCCAATCGGCGACGATCGCGGCATACGCAGCCAGCTGGGCATCGGCGGTGGCCTGTTCCATCGTGCCGGCGCGCACCAATTCGGGGAACCGGCGCTGGCGCGATGCCAGCATGCCCTCAGCCATTGCGAGCAGGTCGGGATAATCCCCAGCGGCCCACGGCGGGTCCTGCACGTTGAGACCGCGCCAGATGCCCTTGGCGAAGCGTTCCATGAAGCGGGGGCGGTTCATATGATCCGCTCCGCCTTCTTGGGTTGTTCGAAGACCCAGCACGACATGACGCGCCCTGCCGGGTTGTTGACGTTCTTTGTCGCCAGCCATTTGCGGGATTTGGAATTGCGCAGCAGCTTCTTGAGCTGGTCCATGTTCGGCGGCGCGATGCCGGCGTTGCGGCAGCGGGCTTCGAAGTCGACCAAGTTTACCGCGATCTGGGTTTCCCGATCGCGGTGCTGGTTGACCGAGGTGCCGTTGGCGTGATCGTCCGGCTTCTCGCGCTCGACCAGATATTGAACCTTGTCCCAGAAATCGGAGACGACGGGGTGGTCACCGCCGCATGAATTCTGGCGATCGAGCGCCATTCCATCGACCAGCCTGAGCGTTTCTTCGATCCACTCGGGCCGGATCGAGGGAAACAGCGCTTCCAGCGCCTCCACCCCGGCGGCGAGCTGGCTGTGGCATTTGATCGGGCGCGTGTTGTGCAGCCCGTCCACCCGCCGAGGCATGTCCTGATCATGGTGGGCGAACCGCTCGAAATAGAAGGGGAGGTATTTCGCCTCGCTGCGGATGACGTGGACGATGGTCCCCGACAGCTCTTCGATCGGCCAGCCTTCCAGCTTCACCGCTGCCGCCTTGGTCGCCGGGGAAAACCGCGACTTGTCGATGTCCATCGACATGAGGCGCTCAAGCACCGCGGGGATCGCGTCGATCCGCTCGTTCTGCATGAGGTATATCGAGCCGAGAAAGGGCGGCTCATTGGTTTCGTAGCCGCCGCTTTTCTGGCCGGTGCCGCGCGGCGAGCGCCCGTTGTAGAGGACCAGCAGCTCGTTATAGTCGAACTGCTTGTAGCCGCCCCGCTTGTCGTCATCGCGGCCACCCTCGATCAGGCCGACCGGGAGATTGGATACCTTCATCAGGCTGCGCGCGAGGAATGCGACGGTGCCCTTGTTAGGGTCGAACCCTTCGTATCCGGCGCGTCCCGCCAGCTTCCACAGGAACTCGATAAGGGTGGACTTGCCCGAGCCGGGCAGGCCGGTGATTTCGAGGAAGCCGAGCGACTTGTGCTTTTCGCGGATCTGCACCGCGAAGAACGACATGGTGAAGAATGCCAGGGCGACCAGCCCCTTGGGGCCGTAAGCCGTCCACAGCACGGACACCCAATCGAAGCCGATCTTGTCCGCGTCGTAGTGAATTTCGAGCAGGCGCTCCGCGCTGCGCAGCTTCACAGCCTGCTTGCCGAAGTCGAAATACTTTTCCTGATTGAGATCGACCAGGCGACCATCGCGCACCGCGATATCGCCGAGCAGCCACGCGCGGTGCGGGGCGGAATACCCGGTGAATGGCACAGGCTCGACCACCTTGAGGCCGCGCGTCTGATTGCGGATCAGCCGGTCCAGCTGCTCGCCGCTACCCGTCCACGTGCCGGCGAATGCCATGAGGCGCTTTTTGAATTCGCCCGAGTTCGCGCATGCCGAGGACGAAAAGCGCGCCTTGACGGTGGGTTCGGCGCCGGGAAAATCGACCTGCAGGAAGTAGTTGGTTTCGTCCGCGATCTCGTCCCGCTCACGATAGAGCAGCTTGAAAGCGCAGTTCGCGATCTCCTCGATCATGAGATTGCGCTTCTCGTCGTCGTCGTAGCTGACCTTGCACCACCACAGGCTGTTGCCGTGGCGGAAGTCGAACGAGGCCAGCTTGCGGCGCTCGTGCAGCATCTTCGCCTTTTCGCGCGGCGATGCGGCGATGGTGACAGCGCCGTTCCACAAGTAGGTTTCGATGGCGTCCGGCCCCAGAGGGGCACGATCCCTGTCACCGCGCCATTCGAGATGATCGAGGAGAAGGTCGTTCCAGTCCTTCGTGGTGCCTTCGCCATCGGGGCGCACCTGGGCGGCGGTGGCATCCCAGCCTTCGGCCCTGGCCTGCCTGACGAACCGGCGCGACCAGCTGACGCCGGCTTCGCCCGGATCGAATGCAAAGACGAGGCGGGGGCGGGTGGCGCGCTGGATGCCCTGCAAGCCGCCCCGGAGCATCGCAAGGAAGTGTTCGGGCCAGAAGTTGCATGACATCGCCGAGACGGCGATCAGGTGCGCGCCCTGGTGGAGCGCGGCGGCGTTGAAGATGCCTTCGGTGATCCAGATGTCATCGGCGCGCGCGAGATCCTCGAGCGAGATCTTGGGCGGGATCCAGCAATGGCCACCGGGCTTGCCGCCGGCCGCGAAGTGGGCCTTCTTTTCGAACCGCCCCGGCTTGTCGATGATGCGTTCCCAGTAGGTTGGGCCGACCGGGAAGCGGACAGTGGCGCTGGTTTCGCGCGTCTTGCGGTCCTGATAGACCTCCTGCGTGTAGGCACCGCGCAGCAACTGGAGATCGAGCCCGCGCTCATTGAGCAGGTAGGCGTCGGCGGAGGCGTGCGGGTTTTCGTCGGTGCGGGGATGGCGCTTCGACCAGTCTTCGAACAATTCCGGCAGCAGGTTGCGGACGCTATCTTCCCACTGGCACTTGCCTTTGCCGCACCGAACGATCTTGGGTTCTTTGGCGGCGCAGAAAACCGAGGGTTTCCGGCACTCCGGGCACACGCCCTCCTGCAGCCATTCCCCGCCGGTCTTCTTGAATTTAAAGCGGGCCGTCAGGCCCTTTATGATTTCGTCCTGCAGGTTCACCGGTCGGCGACCTCGCGGGTGCAGGTGATATCGAGATCAAAGCCGAGCCAAGCAAACCAGAACCGCAGGCCCTTTGCCCGCCGGTTAAGGGAGCCGTGGTAGATGGTGATGCGCTCGACTGCGGCGCGCGGGATGATGTTGGCAGGCAAAGCTTCCCCCTCGGCTGCAGCGCAGCCGTTTGAATTTCGGTAGTGTGTGGTGGTCCGGTGGCCGTCAGGCCGGGGCGAACATGCTCATCTGATCGTCTGGCCCATCGCGTTTAGGCGGCAGGACGTGGGGTATCTGATCTGCCGGGCATTGCGGCAGGTTCAGGTCAGGCCGGTCGATCAGGCCGGGGTTGAAGCTGTGCACGAACACGATCTCGGACATGAACGTGTGCCCGCAGCCGGTGTTGGTGCAGTGCGCGTGCAAGTGCTTGACCGTCACCGTCACGCGGGTGCTGCGGCGGATGAAAGCCGGCGCTTCGCACTTTGGGCAGGTGATCAGCGCGCTATCCTTTGACAGCGCGCCGCCGGACCGCAGGCGAAAATCAAGCGGGGCGTGGATCAATGGACCGCCGCGCAGTATTCCTTCACCACTCATTGCCGTTGTCCCTCCGCTTCCTTCTTGTCCAGCGCGGCCAGGCCATCGGTGAGGCTTTCAATCGCTTCGTGGACTTCCTGCCGGGCACGGCGGCGCAGGCGCGCGTCGGACGAGCTGCTGGCGGTGATCAACGCTGCTACCGCCTCGCCGCCTTCCTTGGCCACCTTGCCCGCGACAGCGGCCAGGCTGTGATCCGCACCGTCACGCCCGGCAATGTCCAGGCGCAGGGCGTGGAGCCGGTGGAACGGGGCATGATCGCCGCCGTGGTCCATGAAGGCGCGATCAAGGCGCTCGGCATCGATCAGCCGGATTTCCTTTTCGCAGTCCGGGTCGGACCAGTATCGAACCGTGCGTTCGGAGGTAACACCGCAGATGGCGGCGCAGCGATCCCACCCGATGCGCGCGGCAATCCGGGTCAAGGTCCATTCGTATGTGAGGGGTTCGCGCACCTTGGTCACGCCCGCGCTCCGTTCAAAATCTGGCGGCGATTGACCGCGACCGGTGCTGCCCGCCCGTCTATCCCGTTGCGACGCGAACCGGCGCAGTGATCGACGCCGGACCAGCGTGAGGACGCCTCGGGCATTTCGACAGGGTAGATATCGGGGCGCAAATGATGACGAGAAACGCCGGTCGCGGCTTCCACGCGCAACACATATTCGGCGGGGATGCGCTTGGAGCTTTGCACCCACTTCCAGACGGCGGGCTGACCGACACCGCAAATCCGCGCGAGCGCGGATTGCGATCCCGCGATTTCAACGGCTTCCGAAAGGGCTTCGTAGGGGGTTGGTGCGCTGGACATAGGCGCATCTATAACAACGTCTATTCCCTAGGCAATAGATAAATTGAACTATCATCCTATTCCAATGGTTATAGGGTCGAGTGCGATGACGCTCGGCGCACGGATCAAAGAACGGCTTGAAGCAAAATGCCTGTCGCAGGCCGAATTGGCGCGGCGCGTGGGAGTGTCACAGCCCAGTATCAATCATCTCATCAAGCGCGGGGCGGGGGGATCATCTCATCTCCACAAGATCGCAGCGGTGCTTGAAACGACCCCGGCTTATCTTTCCGGCGAAACTGACGATGCCAGCGAAGGATATGTCCCGGTTCCCTCTACGGAACTGATCGCGGCAGAGCTGGGGCTGGTGCCTGTGCGGGAGCTGGATCTGAATTTCGGGATGGGAGCCACGTTTCTGGATGTGCCGGTGACGGAAAACGTCCGGCATTTTCCTATCGAGTTCCTGCGCCTTTACACCCGCGCCGCCCCGGACCAGCTGTTCTTCGCCCAGGGCATGGGCGATTCCATGGAGCCGACGATGCGCGATCAGGACCTGCTGCTGGTCGACTGCTCGCAGACATCCATCAAGCTTGCCGATAAAATCTGGGCGATCAGCTACGCCGGTTTCGGCTCCATCAAGCGTCTGCGACCCCTGCCGAACGGCGGGGTGGAGATGCTGTCCGACAATCCGCACGTGCCAAACGCCGTTGCGTATGACGGTGAAATGCACGTGATTGGCCGTGTGGTGGCGATCGTCAGGAAGATGTGAACCGGCGGGACGTGGGCAGCGTTCGGCAGGTTCGATGAACGGGGGAAGTTTGTTGCCTAAAAAGCCGAGGTCGAACGAAATCGCATGTCCGCGATGCAAGGAGCCTATCTCTATCAGTGCCGAGATATGCCCGTATTGCCGTACGGAATTTACCCGCGAGGAAGTTGCAAACCGAAAAAAGGAGCACTGGCAGAATATTCTGGGCGGCTGCATTTTGTTGATCGTGCTGCTCTGCGCCGTGACTTATTGTTCGGGTAAATCTGAAAACCTTACTGAGGCCGATGACGCCAATCTTACAGCTGAGCTGAAGGCAGCGCGATACCCAACAGGGAAGTCAGAAGCCGCAAGCGCTAAAGTCGAAGCGCCAGCTAACAGCCTGACCGGTCCGCAGAACAATGCCGCCAGATCCGCAGCAGAGTATCTCGATACGGGCGCTTTTTCGCGCGATGGCCTCATTCACCAGCTCTCGTCAGAGTATGGCGCCGGGTTCGATGTATCTGATGCGACCGTCGCAGTTGATAGTCTAAATGTTGACTGGAACCAGCAAGCTGAAAAGTCTGCGAGGTCATACCTCGAAATGTCGGGCTTTTCCTGCAGCGGGTTAATTCAACAACTGTCATCAGACCATGGGGCGCAATTCACCAAGAGCCAGGCAACTTACGGTGCGCAGCAAGCCGGGGCCTGTTGAGCGTATCAAGCGCTCTCCAGCGAAATCCGCTGCTTGAGCCCGGCGCTGCCGTGGGTGGTGTCGATCGAGACCACCAGCCACTTGATCGCATCGATCCTGCTGTTCCATCCTGACAGGGTGACCGGCAGGTTGTTCTGCAGGCGCGGATCGGCCACGGCCAGTTCGTATTCGAACTGATAGGCCCCGCGCTGGCGCTTGGCTGCTTCCGCTTCGGTCGCCTGTTTCGCGTCCGCCTCGCTGGGGTAGCTGCGTTTCAGGCGCTTGGCCTTTTTCCCGCCGGTGGAGACCGTCTTGCGCTCTCCGCTGTCCTGATCGTGCCAGGTTGCTTCCGCGCCATCGTAATCGTCGCGCTGGGCGCGGGTGAAGCGCCAGGACCAGCCATCGCGCTTAGTCAGGGTGATCGCGGCCAGTGCCTTGCCGCTGGCGGTGGTGGCGCTGCCCACCGGCATGAAAATCAGCTGGCGGTCCTTCCATGTGGCGACCGCATCATAACGGCTGCCCAGGTCCTTGACCAAGGCCATGTCGCTTTTGCCCTGCTGATCAAGCGTGGCGACGGGCTTGCCGGCCAGATCGGGATGCACCTGCGCGGTGATGCCATTGCGCCCGGCGACGGTTTCAAGGATCGCGCCCACGGTGGTGTCCTGCCACACCTGCGTGCGCCGCTTGCGATAATCGCCGTTCAGGTCTGCCGAGCGGGCAGTGATCTGGATCTGATCGGGCGGGCCGGTCATCTCCACTTCGTCCACGGTGAAGCGGCCCTTGTCGACCAGGCCAAGCGGCACGTCGGCGCCGGACGTCCAGCCCAGCGCCAGCGCGATGACCTTGCCGGGTTCGGGCATCTCCAGCTTGCCGTCCGCGTTCTGCAAGGTGAGGGACAGTTCGTCCGCCTCGCCGCCGCGCTTTTCGGACAGCGACAGTTCGACAAACCGGGGGTTGATCCTGTCCGCCAGATCCACGCCATCGAGCGTAAGGCGAAGGCCGGCGATGTTCGCGTCCGCCATCAGTCCACCCGCGTCAGTTTGATCTGGAATTCCACGGCGCGCGGGATCCCGCCGGCCAGCACCATGCGATGGCCGGTATCCAGCTGGTCAATCCGAAAATGGCCCAGCACCCGCCCGGTGCCATCCACCAGCGGCCAGTTGCCGCCTGTGTCCGCCATTTCCACCAGGCGATCGAGCGCGCTGTAGCTGCCCGCGATTTCGGGCACCAAGACACCGGCGAGCGTGATGGTATCTTCGCCGGGGCCGACGAACTGCGTGGCTGGCCGGGCCATGTGGCGATCGGTGCCTTCATGGCGCCAAGCCTGGCTGCGCTGGAGATCGGCGTAGGCGGCAGTGTCCATCCCGAACAGGAACATGCCGAGCGTGAGCAGCTGGGCGGGCGACATCATGGGAAGCGAGGCCATCAGCGATCCTCGTATTCTGAGCGGCGCTTCTTCTTTTTGCGGCGCTCAATAGTTTCGATGATACGATCGGCAAATGCTTCCGCGCTTTCGCCCGGCTGCTGCTTGATGTGGAGGTGGTAGGTATCACCAGCGCCCACGCCGCCGTTCGATCCGGGCCGCGCCGCCGACTGCATTGGGGTGAGCGACATCACGCCCGCCGCCGCCACGCCGCTGGCCATCCGTCCGATCGCGCGCACCGGGCCATGCCGGTTGCGATCGATGCCGCGTTCTAGGCCGGCGGTCAGGTGTCCGCCCATCGCCATGAACAGGCGGGACGGCGACTTGATACCGAAATACTTCTTGAAGGCAGCAACGCCGTTCTTCGCCACTTCGATCAGCTTGTTGGCCAGCGCCATCGGGTTGATCATCAGCAGCAGGCCGCTCATCATCATCGAGCCGATGTTCCTGAGCCAATCGGGCAGGCCGCCGATCGTCTTTTTCACCCATGCGACGCCGCCCCAGAACGCGGCCTTGATCTTATCCCAATGGGTATAGATCAGGTATGCGGCGCCCGCGAGCGCGGCGACGATCAATGTAATGACCAGCACGATCGGATTGGCCATCATCATCATGCCCGCCTGCATCACGCCGCGCGCAAGGAACATGGCAGCGATGCGGATCATCCCGAAGCCCCGGCTCAACATGCCGCCAGCACGGATGCCGATGTTGGCAAAGCGACCCAGCAGGATCCCGAACTTCGAGACACCGTCCACTTTGCGGAAAAACGGGATAACGCGCGCGAGCGGCCCGAGAATGCCGCCGAGCGCGAACTGGGCAGCGCCGAGACCGATCTTCAATGTGATCAGCGCCGCCACGCTTTTCATGAGGGCACCGGCCAGCTGAGGGTTGGCTTGCGCCCAATCAGCAAATCGGCCGACCAGATGCGACACGTTGCCCATCACGTCCGTCATCACCGGCAGCAGCGTGGTGCCCAGCACGATCGCCAGGCGGGAGGCGCTGCCCATGAACGTGCGCCATTGGACGGTGGCATCGCGAGCCGCCCGCTGGCCGAAGGCTTTGTCCACCGTGCCGCCTGACCGCATCGCCTGCTGACGGATATCGCGGTATTCCTCCATGTTCTGGATCAGCGCGAGGATGCCCATGCGGGCCTGCTGGTCTTCGAACGCGAAGCCCAGCTTCTTCATGTCACCGCCGGTCGCCTTTTTGGTGATGAGCGATATGGCTTCGAGTGAGCTGTAGCCTTCATCGGTAAACTTCTTCATCGCGGCAGGCAGGTCGATCCCGAAGTTCTTCCTGAATGCGGCGATCGTGCCGGGTGCGTTGATCTTGCCCAACAGGTTCTGGATATTGTTGCCCGCTTCATCGGCACCGCCCGCCGTGTGCATAGCCACCTGAAGTGCAGCGGAAAGATCGGCGACGGCGGGCATGCCCTTTTCCCCCAGCGCCTGCATCTGCGCCGTGAGGGCAGGGAAATAGCGCGCCATGTCGCGCACTTCGAAGCCGCCCGCGTTGCCAGCTGCGGCCATGGCATCAAAAATTTGCGCCGTCTGGCTGCTGGCGACCTTGAGGTTGCTGATGGCTGCGAAGGCGGAGTCCGCCGCGTCGGGAAGTTCGACTTTGTACGCGGTCGCCAGGCGTCCGGCGGGACCGATAGCCTGGGTGGCGGCATCGAGGTTCATGCCCTTGGATAGCAGCACGTCCAGCCCGGCGCGCATGTCCTCGGGCATCTGTTTTGCCGACGCCGACAGGGCGAGGATCTTGTTGGCGAAAAGATCGGTTTGCCGATTTGTGAGGCCGGTTTTCTGTTGGATATCCACCATGCCGGATGAGAAATCGCCTGCAGCCTTAACGGCGAGGATCAGCGGCGCTGCCATCGCTGCGCCTTGCATAACGTTGCTCTGGCCCTGCGACCGCAGTTCCTGCCCCCGGTTGAGCATCGCCTGACGATCAGCCGCGATCTCCAGCAACCGCCGCTGGCGAGCCAGCTGCTGGTTGGTGCCGGCGATCGAGCGTTCGAGCGCACGTTCGCGGTTGATCAGCTCGGTCATGTTGCCTGAGCCGGCCGCGATTGCACGACGCACGCCGGCAAGCTCTCTCTCAAGCTTGCGCGATTCGCCAGTTAGCTGGCGTAGCGAAGTGGAACCGCGCCGGCCAAGGCCGACGATGTTGCGCAGCGCGCCGGACATCTTGTCCACGCCGAGGAAGTTCACCACCAGGGAGAGCTTGCTACTCACGATCCGCCCTCCTTGCTGGCGTGCATCCGGTTCCAGATGGCGATGGCGCGTTCACGCCAGTCCAGCAGGTCATCGATCGGCATTGCCGCCAGTTCGCTCAGCGGCCAGTGAAAGACCGCAGCGATTTCCGCGATCAGGTCGTTGGCCGATGCTGGGCCATCAGCGCCTCGATCGCGGCTTGCTCCGCCTTCGTCATAAAAAAACCGCGAATGGTGCCGCCGATCTCGGACAGGTCTTCCGGCTCAAGATCGTTCACTTCGTCGGCCAGCAGCGGCGGTTCCGAGATGCGCGGGATCAGGGTCAGCAGCGCGGTGACATCGGTGCTGATGATGTCCTGCAACGTCAGGTTGCGCAGCTCGCCGGCCTTGGGCTTGCGGATGGTCAGCTGCTCGATCGTGGTGCTGCCGCGCACGATGGGCGTGCCCAAGGTAACGGTGCTGAAGCGGTTGCGCGGTTCGGTGGCGGCGGCAATGTCGGATTGATCGGCCATGTGCGGGGCTCCAGTTGGGCGGGGCGGGTAAGGCCGGGGAGGGGGAGAAGATTGGCGATCCTCCCCGGCCAGCCATCCAGGCAGCGCCCCGCAACAGGACTGCCCGATGGATCTGCAACGAAGTGGATCAGCTCAGCAGGATCGCCATGATCTCGGCGTAGCGATCGATGCCGTCGACGATGAAAACGCCGTTGAGCATGTCGATCTCGACCTCGACCACGCCATCGACGACGCGGCGGTAGTAGGCGACGGGGACGGTGTATTTGTGTTCCGTCCCTTCGCCCGGCTTGCCCTTGCCGAGGTCGATTTCGGAGAACCGGCCACCTAGGTAGATTTCCACCGCCTGGGCGGCGCTGCCATCGTCCGCACGGTAGGCAGCGACAAGGCGCAGCTGCACGCCATCGATCGCGGTGGTGCCGAACTTGCGGATGAGCGCAGCGGTGTGACCACCCATCGTGAGCGTGGCTTCCTGCGCTTCCAGCCCCATGTCCTGCTTGACCGGGCCCAGCATGCCGCCGCCCCGCCAATCATCGGTGGCGATGGCGAGCTTGGGCTCTTCAAATTCCCCGATATCGCCGAGGAAACCCTGCCCATCGGCGTAGGCGTTGATGTTTACGAGCTTGCGCGGCATGCCCATGGCCGGATCCTTTCAGGAAAGAGGGTGCTGCGGATCAGACCAGCTGGTCTGCGAAATCCGAGTAGTAGAAATCGGTGATGACCAGATCGACCGTTGGGTTTTCCATCGGTGCGCAGGGCGTGAACTGGAACCGGAAGGTCGGCTTGCCGGCGGCGAGCTGATCCGAGGTGTTGCGCGCTGCATCGAAAAAGAACTTCGCACCAACGATCCGCCCCTGGGTGACGAGCGCGCGCGCGGCGGCGTTCATCTTTTCCAGCAGGTTCTTGATCTGGCCGACAGTGATCGGCTGATCGACGAACGGCTGCATCGTGGTGGCGATGATATCCTGCAGCGCGTAACTGCTGCGCACCGCGCTTTCGAACGCGAAGTCTGGCTGCTCTTCGCCTGCCGTGGTGCGGTTACCCCAGAAGCGATAGCCATCGGTGCGGATGATCGTGGTGACGGGCGCGTCGTTGAGCAAGCCGGCGTCGGTAGACGGGTCGAGCAGGTCGAAATGCACATCCTTGGTGATCGACAGCACACCGTCCATCGGCACGTTGGACAAGGTCTTGTGCCACCCGATCTCCTGATCGATGCGGGCGCGCAGGCCCAGCGCGCGCGCCACGGCATCGCCGGTCCACGCGTTCGTGTCCGGCCAGATCAGCATCAGTTCGCGGGCCGAGAAGTTCTCACGATACAGGATCGCGGCTGCGATATCGGCGCCGATCGCGCGGGCATAGGCGAAGCCGCGCAGCTTCCTGGCGGTGATGACCAGTTCGGTGGTTACAGCCTGGGTGTCGAGCCCCGGTGCGCCGATAATGCGAGGGCGAGCGCCCACCAGACTTTCCGCAGCGAGCAGGGCCTGCAGGCCGGTGTAAGTGCTGCCGTCCGTTTCGCCGATGACGTTCGCATCCGTTTCCGCCGAAGTTGCGCCTTCTTCCACCCGCACCACCACAATGATGGGGCTGGACTGATCGCCGATCGCTTCGAGCGCCGGCTTTAGCGTGCCCAGCTTGCCCGCCTTACCCGCAGCGATATCAACGCTTGTGATGAGAACCGGCGTGTTGAGTGGAAAGGCAGCGTTGATCTGGGCGGCATCGTCCCCCACGCCAGGCTTGCTGGTGGCGATCAGGCCGATCTTCGCCATACTGGCGAGGGTGGCGATGACGGTGCTGTCGGACGATTCGGTAAGGGTCAGGCCATGGGTCATGGGGACGTGCCTCAGCTCGCGATGGGAATGGAAAGGGTGACTTGCGCGTTGGGCGCGGGGACATCGGTGCGCTTGCCGGCAATCGAGATAGTGAGGTTGCCGTCCGCAAACGTGCCTGCCACGCCGATCTTGCCGATCGCGATGCGAGGCTCCCATTGCCGTATGGCAACGGCGGTTGCGGCGCGCATGAGCATGATGGTGGCGGCATTGATCGGACGGTCGATAAGTTCGAACAGCAGCGATCCGAAGTCGCGATACCGGATACGTGTGCCGAGCGGCGTGCACAGGATCTTGCCAATCGACTGCGCAAGGTGCGCGGTGCCGTCGATCTGCTTTCCGGTGGTGGCGTTCATCCCGATCATGGGAGAAGCCAAGCGCTTTCGCGCGCGTATTATCCAGTGGCGGGCTGGGTAGAGGGTGGCGTTACCTGTTCAACGCGCCCACCGGCGCGCAAGGCCGCGCGCGATCAGATAATCTCCGGCGTCTTTGCCGTCGACGATAACCTTGACCAAGGGCCGGCCATAGAAATCCTGCTGCCCGATGTATTTGATCGTGACCGGACCCGACGCCATGAACCGCTGCAATGCGGCCTTGGCAGCTTGTCCTTTTGCGTTGTCGCACCAGTGTGTGGTCCGCTTCCTTGGCTGGCATGACGGGGACCCAGCAACCTCGGGGGCATCGATCAGCGCAAGGCGCAGCCGCTGTCCATCGCATCGCTTGAGCGTATCGCCATCATGGACGTAGGCCACGCATTGCGAAGCGGCGGCGAGCAGGATCAGGGACGAGAACATGACTGGAACGTAGCCTCGATCACTCGGGTGCGCCAGTCTTCGCCCCACCCGCGCTGACACCGGAATGGACATGGTTTTTCAAACTGACGCCCTGACCGGTGACATCGCCGGTCGCCGTGATCTTGCCCTCCACCGTCACGTCGCCCTGGATCGTCATCCCGCCCGGTGCTTCGATGCGGGCGGTTCCCCCGCCAGGCAAGATGGCCGTCAGAGCGTGTAGCTGGGGATCGTAGCCGATGCGCGCGCCGTCCTCGTATTCTACCAGTTCGGCGAGCCCGGAAGCTGGGAGCGGGAAGGCATCCTGTTCGATGCCGGGCAATGCGATCGCTGCGGCAAGCTGGCCATCGGGGCATAGCAGGATCACCTGCTCGCCGACGCTGGGTGGGCTCCACACGCGGGTCTTGCCGCAGCGTGGCGCGAGCCAGCGGATAGACGGGGTCGTCGCTCCGCCGGCATCGTCATCATCGGCAGCGCCATAGCGAACCGTGCAGCGCCTGGCGTTCAGATCCACGCTGGCGATCGTGCCCAGGCGGATCAGTTCGGACAGGTCGGCGGGGATGTCTTCCTGTTCCCTCACGGCGCGGCCTGCTCAACGACCCGCGCAGCGGCCCGCGCCTTTGCATCGTGGTCACGGATGGCATCCACCTTGGCCGCGCACTTTTCAAAGCCCTCCTTGTAGATTCCGCGACTGGTGACGATGTCGCCGGTAGAGACCAGCGCGATGTCCTGCACCGTGCATCGCGTCATCAGCCCGGCGGGGATGCCATCGTAGACGGGCGGGGGCGCCGATGCGACTTCACTTCTTGTCGAGCAGCCGGCGCAAATCAGCAGGGATAGGGCGAGACATATATTCTTTGACCTCGGCATTGCTGGCTTCCAGTTCCTTGAGTTGCGTGGCGGCGGCGGTGTTCTGCTGTTCGATCAGCGCCAGCTTGTCCTCGAGCAGCAGGACGTTGCGCTGTTCCAGCTCGCGAAGCCGGTTCTGCTCGGCAGCGTGCGCAGCCCACCCCTTATTGGTGGCGACGAGTTCGCCGATCTGGGCTTCCTTCGCCTCAAGCTGCGCGTTCTGCCGTTGGATGTGTAGCCAGGCCACAACGGTGGCGCCGAGGCCGCACACCGCCATGACACCAACCATGGCAAAAATCTGCGATCGGAAAGGTTTCAACAGGCTGATCATGGCTGGTCTCCCTGCGCTGCGTTCTCCCTGTGCTTGGCCGCTGCGACACGCGTATCGGTGTTGGCCCGCAGCTTGATGCCAAGCCGTTCGTAAACGATGCGCTCGAGCAGGCGGATCGAGACGTTTGCCCCCAACCATCCGAAGATACCCACGACGAAGCCGGACCACAGCGGGTCGATCGCCATCGCGCGACATAGCAGCATGACGAGGAAGCCGACGAAGCCGGATGAGACCGCCTCGGTCAGCGCGCGCCATCCGCTCAGCTCGTTGCCTTTGTCATGCTCCCGCATCACGTAGCCCAGCAGACCGCCGACACCGGCAAGCACGGTGTAGCCGATCGAGGTAAGCCAATCCGACAGTGAGAAATGTTCCATTAGGCCCCCGGCTGCATCACGATGGCGTGAGGAACTGATCGTTCACCCACGCCTCGTTACCTTGATAGATGAAGCGCACCCAGTCGCCGGCATCGTGTAGCACGGTGACCGGCGTGCCGCGTTTGAGCGCACCCAAACGCGTAGCGCTGGCCGATGGCTTGGAGCGCACGTTAAGACCCGATGCGGCATTCACCACGCGCACGTCCGTGGTCGCGATCGGCAGCGGATGCCTCACGGCAACTGGCATTGAGCTGATGTAGAGTGCAGCTTCATCGGCGCGCCGCGCTTTGAGGCCGTCCATCACCTTGCCGTCGTTTTGATTCCAACGCGGAAACTGCGCGGCTGCGTCGTCGAACCGGCCAGCCCTGTGCAGCTGGCCCAGTGTCGCCGACCGGATCGCGCCGGTATTGTAATGAAACGACACCAGCGCATCGAACTGTGCCTGTGAGGTGGGTGCGGTGCCCAGAAAGGTGGCGACTTCGCGGACGTATCGCTGGATATCGACGTCGAAGCGCGCATCGCACTGCGCCTGTGTCCAGATCACGCCCTTCTTAACGTCGGCACCGGTCGAGCCCCACCCGATCGTCCACGGCTTGCCATCGGCACTGCCGGGATCGGGATAGGCATCGAACCTGCCATCCTTCCGCTTTTTCGCGCAGCCTTCCCATTTTTGGATGAGGCCCTTGCCGGCAGCGCCGAGGGTTCGTGCCACCTCGCTCATCATGCGTCGCTTTCGACAGCCGGCGTATCACCGCTTCCGACCACGCCAGCGGTCAGCTGGGCGGTGTAGAGCCGGATCGATTCGCCCAGCATGTAAGCGAGGTCCTCGTTGCCTGTATCGACGGCCTCCTGGTACGCGGCTTGTAGCTTTTCGAGCATGACGGGGTCCTTCGTTACAGGGCGAGCAGAGAGGGCAGCAGCTGGTCGAGCGGCGTGTAGAAAGTGCGCATCGGCGATGGCCATTCGACCTTGCGGTAGCCGGCGCGCGGGTCCTCGCTGACCGAGACCTGGCGCAGCTTGCCGCACACCGCCCACATGGGATTGGTGGCCGGCCCCTGCGCGGTCGAACCGACCAGCAGCGCACCCACCTGCGACACCGGGCAGTTCACCGCCGTGATGGGCAGGTTGGCGGCATCGGGCACAGCCGCGCTGACATCGATCATGAACATCCGGTTGCCCCGGTAATCCTGACCGAGGCCGGGATATCCGGCCACGAGCAGGCGGTTCGATGCAGGGTCCGACGCCACATGCCGGATATCGACGTCCGCCTTGATCGTGCGCGAAGTCCACGAGCCGCTCAGGCCCGTGGTAGACGTCAGCATCGTGCCACGCGCGCCGAACAGGAAGTACAGCCCGTTGCGGTACGCGGCGCGCGTAAGCCGCACTGCCCACCCGCCGATGCCGGCGGGCGCGGCGTCGGTTGCCGTCAGGCTGTTGGCCCATGTCGCCCCGGTATCGGCCGATACCACCGCGCCGCCGACCGTGCCGGTGGTTCCCGCAGCATCGGAACCGCACAGCACGATCGTGGCGCCGTTACGGGTGCCGCCGCGCAGCTGATACGTGACGCCCGAGGCGCGCGCCTGGACGGTATTGGCCGCCGCGTCGTATTCGATGATCGTACCGTCCGCGCAGCCGAACCAGACCTTGCCGTCCGTGCCGTTGCCGGTCACCGCGCACGTGATCGTCTTGCCGGCAAGGCCCGGCGTGGCCAGATCCACAGCGGCGGGGAGGCTGTTGTTGAGATCGCCCACAGCATAGCGAAGGATCACGGCATTGCCGCCGCTATCCTTGCCGTAAGCAATGACCCAGTTGCCGACGTTCACCTTGAATACGCCGGCAAGGCCGGTCAGGGCATAGCCACTGAGCGCGGTCCATTTCGGCGACACGAGGCCCGTCTGTCCCGAGACGTTGGGGGCAAAAACGTAGACGCCCTTCTGGGTCAGCACGTGAAACTGCTGGTATGCGGCAGACGATGCGTTCTGTATCCAGCACGCGCCAAGGATTTCTTCGCCCAGCGACGCAGCGGCCTTGATGCCATCGTCGCCGATCACCTGCCCCTGCGGCCCGCGCAGCAGGCCGGCGGTGCCACCACGCTGGGTGCGCACGAAGGTGGCACCCGTGGGCGGCGTGACACCGGTGATCACGCTATCGGTGAAGGGCACCGTGAGGGTGTTGGACTGCGCCCAATTGGTGAATTCATTCGAGCCTTCGCCCTCGATCACGCAATTCGTGAAAGACACCGAGGCGGTGCCGGTCGCCGACCACCACTGACCAAGCACCCGATCGCCGCCGACCAGCGCTTCATGATGGAAAAATTCCAGGGAGCCGGGCGCGTTGATGCTGCGCAGGAACAGCCCCTCGCGCGATCCGCCGCATGATCCGCCGAATACGGAAACCTTCTGCCCGGCAAGCGCCGGTGGCGACCAGCACGCGCCGTTGCTGCCAGTGCCGGTATGGACGATCAGCGGCTCATAGACACAGGCCGCCGAGCCGATGCCCATGGACTTGATGCCCTGCAGCACGGGCCGGATGAAGAAGGTGCCGCGCGTCAGCGGACCATACGTGCTGCCGGGCGTTGCATCACCGCCAGCACCCAGCGCCTGGCACTCGGTCGCCTTCAGATCGAACACGACCAGCGCGTCCGCAATGTCATTGCCCTGGTTGGAGCCGTGCCCGCCGAACAGCTTGTCCAGCTGGCCGTTGTAGCCCCATGCTTCGCCGCCATAGCTGATCGTCGCCCGCTTTTTGGGGCCACCGTTGAACATGTGCCAGGCATACCCCGCCGACCCGGTCGGGTTGCGACCGCGCATGTTGGGAAGCCGGCCTTGCAAGCCGCAGATGAACGACCCGTGGCATGACGGGTAGTAGACGTCGATCGTGGCATCCCGGGTGTTGGCGTCGAACAGTTCGACGCCGTTGTGTGCCCAGCCACCGAAGACGGTGAAGTTGGTCTCGAATGTCCAGCCCACACCGAATGCCGGCTGCTGGCGCTGCTGGGTGGTCCACGTCAGTCCATTGGGATCGATGCCGGCCGGCAACCGGGCATAGATATCGTGATTGCCCCAGACGAACCCGTTGGTGGTGCCGCTGGGCGTGCCGCCGACCACCGGCCCGTTGCGCTGGGAGTAGTTGTAATCCGGCGCGGCTTGCAGAGCGGTCAGGATCTGCGCCTCGCTTTGCAGGCCGGTGGTATTGTTCACCGCGCACGGGACGTAGCCGGCGAACAGGCCGGTGTATTCCTTGTTCGCCTGGCCGTGCGCGGCCACGCCGCCGCTGCCGACGGTCCAATAGACGCCGGGCGCCTTCCAGACGTTGGGATAATTGGCAGCATCGGGCTGCGTCCACGCGGCCACGAAGGGATCATAGGCGTCGAAGAAACAGCCGTTGCCCACAAACTTGCGACCCGGATAAGCTCCGGCGGCGACGTTTTCCTTCACGATGACGACATTGCCGTTGGCGTTCGGCTTGATCGCGATCGTGTCACCCGGCAGCGAAATCTGCACCGCCTTCATGATCGTCGCAAAAGGGTTGGCGTAGCTGCCCGAGCCGGCGGCGTTGGAACCTGCAGCGATATCCACCCAGAACGTGGCCGGGCCATCGGTCATCACCCGGATGAACACGAGAGCGTTGCCGGTCTTGCGATACAGCGCCCGGCGTCCACCCTGGCTTTCGTCCGTGAAGACCTGCACCACGGCGTTGGCCGGGATGCCGGCCAGCGCTGCCGTTGCTGCGGCCTTGGTGTCATAGTTCTGGCCGGTGCTGGCCACCAGTTCGGAAAAGGCGTGCGCCATATCGGCGGCACCCAAGGCGGTCGATGCGCTGCCGGCGCTGTCGAGCGCATATTCGCGCGACGACTTGGTGCCGGGACCGCCGGGAGCGGTGCCGCTGGCCCACTTTGCCGAAAGGTCGATGAACGGCTGCGCCAGCGCGCCGATGAGCGCGCCGATCGGCGAGCGGCGCATGACGCCGGCCTTCACGACGGGCACGGTTTCGCTGCCGTCGATGTCGGCGGGGGCGAGCGCGGGAAGCTGGGTGATCTTTGCCATGTGTGTTTCCTCAGACGCCGATCGTGCGGACCCAGATTGTCACGAGGCGATCGTCGGCGTTCCAGAAGCGGATGCCGGTGGGCGCACCATTGCCGTCAGTCAGGATCGCGGTGATGCCGGTGTTCTGCTGGATCTGCGTGTTCGCCGCCTCGGTGCTGAGCCCGAAGGTGGGATGCACCCACGCCTGATGGCCCACCGGCAGGTTGTAGACGGCATAGGCATCCTGCCCGATCGTGATCTGCCCCCAGGTGACCTTTTTGCCCGAGGCGAAAACTTCGAACCCGCCGTTCGCCACCAGATTGCTCTGGGCGATCCGATCGTAATCCGCAGCGTCGTGCCCGTCGAGCAGGTCGGCATCGAGGCCCGAGCCGGTGCCATCGACGGTCAGCAGCTTGGCCAGCACATCGGCGGCGGTGTAGGCGGCGGCGGGCAGGCGGGTGTTGATATCCGCCTGCAGCGCAACGTCCGCATCGTGGCGCGCCGCCGCTTCGACGTTGAGGGCGGCGATCAGGCCATTGTCCCCGTTGATGCGAGCCTGTCCTTCGTTGCCGATCGCGGCGTTGAGCGCCGCGTCGGCATTGCCGCGCGCCTGCGCTTCATTCGCGATCGACTGGATCAACGGCAGCAAGCGGTTGGCCAGTTTTAGCACCGTGACGAAGCGGGCGTCGTCCGTGCCTGCATCGACCTCCGCTTGCGTGGCGATCTCGGCGACGCCGCGCATGCTCTCGGTGGCCGGCGGATAGGTGAAGACCGCGTTGCCGTAGGAGATGCTGGCAGCGAGATCGGCCTCGAACGCGATATCGAGCGCGATCAGCGCAAACGCTGGTCCCGCCTTCGACATCACCACGTCGGGGCTGGTATGCACCGCGAACAGCACGCCATCGTCCATGAACAGGCCAAAGCCGGTCATCGACCAGACATCGCCTGAGGTATCATAGGCCGTCAGGTGCGTGATGTTGGGCGCAGCGGCGATGCCGGATTCGACCACGACGCGCTTGAATTCGCCCGGCAGGGCGGTGAGCGTGGGCGCATAGGCAAACGGCGTGGCGCTCAAGCCGAGGTGCGATAGGATCACGGGATCGGAACCGGACGCGCCCTGCACGGCGGCGAGGCCCGCGTTCGTGAGCTTGAGTTCAAGCGCGGCCATCAGCTGGTCTCCCAATAATCAAGGCCGTCCTCGGTCAGCACCGGCTCTCCGATCTCGGTCTGGAGAACGGCGTTCCAGTCGCGGCTCGTGTCGAGGGTGGCGGCAAAGTCGCTGCGGAACATCGCGCCGGCCAAGCCGCCCGCCGCCATGTAGAGCGCTGCCTGCGCTTCCAGCGTCTGCACGAAATCGAAGTGCGCGCGCAGCGGCTTGGCGGCGGCGACATCCCGAATGATCGCTTCTGCTGTCTCCAGCGTCAAAAAGCTGGCCGGAATTTCCAGCGCGGACGCCCGAACCTCGAACGTATGAGGCGGCAGTGGCGGATTGGCTTCCCACCACTCGGTAATGGTGAGGAGCGGGTGGAAACGTGCCAGCACCTCTGCAACGGCGGCACGGGTGCCTTTGCGCTTGTGAAACGGGATGGCGTCGGCGATGGCGGCGCGCTTTTGCGCCTCGGTCCAGTCCGTATCCCAATGGCTGATGGCCAGCCCCCACGCGAGGAACGGCAGATCAGCCGCCGGGCACGTTGCCGGGTTCCACGACGTGCCGATCGCGGAGAGATCGATGCGCGCCAGCATCGCCTCTTCCAGCGCGCGCTCAGCAGCATTTTCGGCGGGTGTCAGCAGGCTCACAGTTCGGTCCCCGCGATGCTGACCGAAACGGACGTCGCGGTGGCGACCTGACTGAAATCGATCGCGACATCGGCGGCGGGTTGCAGCAGCTCTACGCGCTGGACATTGCCGACATGCAGGGCCGCGACCAGCGCCGAGCGTGCGACATCGCGGCCCAGCTTGCGCACTTCGGCCAGATGCGCCGCCACCGAGGCCTGCGCCGTGGCAAGGATCAACCCCTGATCCGGGCCGGCGAACACGAACAAGCGCGCTTCGACCGTGAAATTCACCAGCTGCGCGGGCTGGACGGTGACATGATCGGTCAACGGGCGCACGTCGCCTTGCAGCACAGCCTCGACAGCCGCGATGACCGCAGGGGCGGGCACGCCGGTGCCGCTGGCCGAAAGAACCGTGACGACCACTTCGCCGGGTGACGGGGAGATGGCCGTCGCGTCCGCGACATCGCCGTGAGCAGAGCGGGCATGGAAAACGTAGGCGAGTTCCGGCCCCGCCACCGAAAAGCTGTGCGGGGCGAGCTGGATGCGCTGCCGAAAAGCGGTATCGCTTTCCATTACGGCAGGCGTCGTTCCGGTGGCCTGGGCCACCACCAGACGCGGCACATCCATCAAAGCGCCGAGCTGGTCGAGGTTGGCGCCTGCGGCAAAGGCCAGCAACATGCCGCGCGCCGCGTCGTTGAACGCCTGCGCCAGCACGACCTCATCGTAGCAATCCGCTTCGAGGAGCAGGATCGCCGGATCGCTTTCCACCAGCGCTGTGAACGCAGGCATTTGCGCGACCAGACGCGCGATCTTACCCGCGAGCCGCGTCTCATAGTCGGGCTGATCGACCAGGACGGGTGCGGGCAAGGTCGACAGATCGACGGCGGGGGAGGAGGCGATGGAACCGACCATACCCGCAGGCATGGCGCAGGTTCATGCGCGCGCGGTAGAGGCTGGCACGGTAAAGGTGGGTGCTACCGCAAGCGCCGCAGAAACAAAGATTAGTGGGCGTTCACCCAGTCCCGCAGGGCATCGTTGATGCGCGACTGCCAGCCCGGCCCGCCTGCCTTGAAGTGTTCGATCACCTCGGGCGACAGACGGATGGTCGTGCTGACCTTGGTGGGCGCTTTCCCACGCCCCCGCATCGTTTTGGCCAGCTGCGGGAATGCTTCGGTGAACGGCACCGCCTTGGCAAAATCCGCCTCGGTCCATTCCGGGTTGTCGCTGACCGCGTCCATGTCTGCTTGCGTGTAATCGGGCTTCGTCATTCCAGTAACCTCCGTTCCTTCGGGCTGGCCGGGCGGGCGGAGATGATCGAGACCCCTTCCGAACCCAGCACCGCAAAGATCACCGCGATCACGCCGTTGAGGTGGCCGATAGCAGCGAACCGGCCATCCTTGGCGGGTGCCACGATGGCCGATGCGAAGAAGTCCTCACCGATCGCAGCGAAATCAATCCCGTGCTTGGCGAGATTGGCGTTACGCTTCGGTTCGTCCCATACGATGATCATGTATTTTGTGTAGTAACAATTTGCTAATACGTCAAGGCAAATTGTTACTACATCAGTCAGGAGGCGAGATCAGCGATTCCGCGATTTCCAAGGCGCGCCGCTCGTCCTCAGCACCGATGCCAAGGATACCGCGCACCGGATAACGGTATCGGATAGGCTCGCCGCTTCTGCGCCGACCGACGACGTCTACTTCGCCGAACTGGCTGACCGCTGCGACCCGATCGACGCTGCTGGACGCGGGCTTGATTTCGACGCCATCGCCGTCCGCAAGGATCTTCCAGTTGCGCAGGCGTCGCAGGCCCTTGAACATTTTGCCGCCCTGCCTCCGCAGCTTTCCACGTCCGTCCAGACGTGGTTTGCGCGGCTCCATTGCGCGACCGTCCGGGTCAACGTTGGTGGCAATCCGCTGAAGGTTGGCCCGCCGGATTGCCTGCCCCAGCTGCATGATCGCGCGCTGCCGCTTCTCGGGCTCGATCGCCGCGAGAATGTGGGAAAACCACCGTTCGAATTCGGATAGGTCTTGCGCCACTTATCAGGGATCCCACGGCGGCGCGTCTTCATCGATCTCGTAGCCTTTCAATATCGGTGCGGGCTCGGGATGGATGATGCTGAGAAGGTCATCAAACAGTGGGTCCGGCTCGTTGCGATATTCAATGGCATAGCCTCCGGCAGCGCCAGGGGTGGCGCTGATCGCCTGGTCAAGCTGCAACTGGATCAGCACATCGGCAGTGGCGTTGTCGAGGATGTCGGCATCAAAATTGATCGCGTCTTTCGCTGGCATCATCAGGTCCGGCTGATTGGCCCTTGCCCATTCGAATACGGCAAGAAACAGGACGGCGATGTCGCTGGCCATTTCCACAACCAGGACGTTGAGCTGGAAGGCCATAGTCAGACCCCGGCCTGCGGTTTGTGTCGAGCGGGCAGACCCGCGCTCGATCCAGAGCCTTAAGCGATCGGGGTCCTTCGCCAACTCAGGCAGCGCAGTCAGGATCGCGACCTTCAGGGTGTCGATCTTGCGCATCCGTCAGTCCCACAGCTTTACGGTTTCGAGCACGGGGGGTGCAGCCTGCGCCATATCGGGCAGCGCGACGGCGGTGCCAGCGGGCAAGCGCGGGCCAAGCGCGGCAAGGCCGGGGTTGAGCGCCAGCACCTGTTCGGTCACCGCGCGCGTGCGGCCTAGCTCGCGCCAGCAGATCGCGTCGACTGTGTCGCCAGCAAGAGCGATGGCGATGGTCATTCTGGCGCGCGTGTGCAGAGAGCGAACGAAGGCATCAGATCAAATCCACTCGATTGCGGGGGACAGGCACGGCGGCTCCGATGCTGCGCAAATCGGCAACCGCAGCCAGCGCGATGCGGCGCGAATCGTCGGCGGTCAGTACCTTTTCAGCGGCGCGATCCAGGCCATCGTCGGTGGCTGCGATGTCGCGATATTGGCCCTGCAACTCAGCTGCGGCGAAGTAGATGACGACACGTTCCCACAGCGCGACCGCCATGTTGCGCCCGTTGAGCGTAAGCGCCGTCGTCTGCGCGAGACCGGTAAGGCCGGCACCGGCGCGCTCGCTGCGCCAGCTCGACAATTCGCGGAAAGCGTGCAGCATGCCGCCTTCGATCGCGGCGATCAGGCGCGGGGTGGGAACGGCGCCATCGCCAAGCCGGGGTATCTCCCGCACCGTGGTGAGCTGGATCGGCGGGAACCACCCGTCTGCCACGACTTCGGCGTTTACCGGGTCGGCAGCGGAGGCGGGATAGGCGACAAGGCCGGTCATCGTCGATCCTTCAAAACGGTTGTCGGGGGGTGGGGACGGGCTGGCTGGCAGACCGCAAGCGGCTACCTGTCAGACCGTCCGCCCCCCGAGCGCCGTGGGGCGTCTATGTGGCGGCGGCCTCAAGCGAGGCCGGCGCGCCGGGTCTCGAAGATCGACCGGGGCTGCGCATGGTAAGGCTTTGCGGCAGCGCCGATGAAGGGGAAAGCGATGGTCTCCATGACGGCGATGGCAAAAGCGAGTGCCGGCATGGTGCAGAAGGCAAGGGCCCCAATGAGGGCGCGAGCAAGGCTGAAACGGTGAGGTCGGGACATTACGGATCTCCGTTGCTGGTGGGCTGGTCGGTTTGCGTGTCGGTATCGCCGAGCGCCTTGAGCAGCCGCTCCAGATCCTTGATGTCGGTTTTGACGCCTACGTCGTTGTAGAGCGCGAGGGCGCGCTGCAGATGGGTGAGGGCCTCGGTCGCAAAGGCGGACTTACCGCCCGCCGGGGCATTGTCGGCGGATGGATCGAAGGTCTCGGCGCGGCGACGGAATGCGCGACCGATCGCCTTGTGCAGCTTGGCCTTGGCCGGGTCGGGCATGTCGGCGCCGTCCACCAGCGCGAGGACCTGCAGCAGCTGTTCGAGGCTAACCAGTTCGTGCTGGGCAAGTGCCACGGTGGCGATGTCTTCGGCGAGGAAACACGCGACGGTGCGATTGTAGCGTTCGGGCAGTACCAGGCCGTGCTTCAAGGCATGCGCGCCAAGGCGCAGCGCATAATCGAAATCGCGATAGTCGATCGCCCAGACCATATTGGTGACGAGGATTTCATCCTGCACCGCCGTGCCCTGTTCACCGGCCTTCAGCACGCCCTCGATCCAGTCGGCAAATGCCTTTGCGAATTCGGCCTTCATGGGATTGCGCGCCTCGATCGAGGCGGTGTCCGCCAGCGCCCGCAGGTTGTCGTGCAGCAGCACGCGCAAGGCGGCATACTCCTGCCCGGACGCGGTGTTCGTTTCAGGCTCGGGCGCGGTGGTGGGCGTGCGGTGGCTGACGTGATTGGGGCCTGCGCTCTTGAGGCCTCGAACCATTTGCTGGTGGCGTCGGAAGGGACTGACCATGCTGGGCTCTCCTGTTCGATTGATGCCCGCTCGATCCGGCGGCGGGCGGGGGAGCGTCGACGCTACCCCCTGTCTATCGGCTCGGACGGCCCGGCCCGGATGCCAGGTGCCGCCCTCAACGCCCTCGGGTATTACGGGCGATCGCCGAAGGTGATGTTTTCGGCCATGACCGCGAAGTCAGTATCTTCGAAAACGTAGCCTTCGTTGACCGAGTTGTAGTCCACCAGGCTGGCCATGTTTTCCGGTTCATCCTTGATGTACCGGCGGCGCGAGCTTTCCTGATAGTAGATCGACAGGTTCTTGAGCGGAGTGACCAGCATGGTCCCTTCCGGGAAGAAAGGCACGATCGCCGCCGGTCGCCCGCCGATCTGTCGCGCTGACATCACGATGTCCGATACCGCTTGGTCGCTGGTCGATTTGCCACCGTCCATCGTATCCGCCAGCGGGCGGTTGATCATCGGGAAATACTTCTCGTCCACCAGATCCTGGCTGACCACGACGACGTGGTCGGTCGAGGAGCGCGCCCAGCTGGGCATGCCGGCGATCAGGTCGTAGGCGAGGGCATCGACGTTCTTGTAGTCGCCCTGGGCCTCGTTGGCGTCGGGACCGATGTAAATCGGCTTGGCCGTTCCGGTGGCGGTATGGATGTCGCCAGCGGTAACAATGTTGCGGCCCATGACGTGGTCGGAGTTTTCAAGGCGCAGCTTTTGCAGCCACCCGATATTCACGTCTTCGCCAAGCGGATGCGCAACCGGGTCGGTATCGGCGGCGGCGGTAATCCCATGCCAGCCCACGGTGATGCGGCTCAACGCCACCGACGTCGCAACGTGCCGGGCGTAGCGCTGCGCGAAGTCGGGAAACTTCGACCAGGCGTCAATGATCTCCCACGGCAGCCAGGTGTCAAACAGGGTGCTGTAAAGCTGATACTGACGATCCTGCAGCCGCCCGACATACTGCGGCTTGCGCGGCAGGTTGGCGCGCGAGCGGCGGCTCGCGATCATGTTGTTCGCACCCATGCCGATGACCTGGCCAAGGATGTCACGCACGCCGATGACGTTGATGCGATCGAGGAAGCCGACCTGTTCGCGCTGCAGATCTTCAAGGCGCTGCTCGCTGGCCGGGGCAAGCGCAAAATTGCGCGATACGTCGCGGGCGCCGTTGGCCTGTGCGATGGCAGTGAAAAGACCGTCAAGAGCCCGGCGGCCGCGATCGGAAAGATTATAACCCATGATGATGGTCCTGTGGGAGAGTGGTGCGGGGCGGCGGGGGAAGGTTGGGCTTAGAAAATTCCGGCGTAGCCAGCGGCCCCGCCGTCCGAGATCGGGCGGGCGCGAAAGTTGCGGTCGGGCGCGGCTTCCTGCTCCTTTTCGAGCTTGGCGAATTTCACGCCGAGAGCGTCCACTTCGGTGCGCAGTTCGGTGCGCAGCGCGCCAATCTCGTTCGTGATCGCCTCACCATGCGCGGTGAACAGCGCCTTGAAGGCGTTGAAATCAAAGGCCTGCGCAGGCGGGTCTTTCGCATCTTCTTTGGAGGCCGGCTTATCTTCAACCTTGCCGCCGGTGAACTTGGCGAAGGCGCTATCGATCATCGTGCCCAGCTTGGTCAGAAAGGTGTCGCCGGCATCGCCGCCGCTTTCGGCAAATTCGATCAACGCGGCATCGTCGCGCGAAAGGTGGAGGGTGCCGGGCATCTGCCGGTTGAACTGCAGGCGCTCGGTGGCGATCGAGGCGGGGCTGTCGGTAAGCGCGCAACCCATCAGATAGGCGAAGCCCTTGCCGCCGAAATTGGGCTCGATCTCGATCGAGGGATAGACCTTCTGGCTGCCTTCGTTGAGCGCCTTGGCTTCGTCGGTTACGTCGAACACACCGTAGAGGCCCAGGCGCTTTTCGGTCTTGCCGTTGAAGTTCACGTCCACCTCGGCGGTGGACAGTTCCAGCACGTCGCCGAAGGCGCGGAACGGGGCCTGGCCGGTGGCACCGCGGATATGTTCGATATTCAGCCGCGCGCCATAGGTCTTGGGATCGTAGCTGGTCGCCATTTCCTTGAGAAACTTGTCGTCGATGTCGCGACCGTCGACGGTGGAGCCGGCGGTGGCGAGGAGGAAGGGCTTGGTCTTCATGGGTCGGGCTCCGCTTTCGGTCCTGGTGCGTTAGGCAAGAGGGGCGGTTGCGGGCGCCCAGCGTCTGAGATGCCTTCAGGCCCGAGCGCGGACATTCTTGCAACGCGCGGGCGCGGTAGCGCTGGCTTCTACCCGCGCAGGCCATCGCCAGAGGGGGGTAATCGCGGTGCATGGCTGGGCCATGCCCACAGCCGCCTCCCTGACCGCCACGGGCGAAGACGCCGCAATCAGTCGGCAGGTGGGCCGTGCAATGCGCCGCGAAGCGCGTTCGCTGTTCTGGCGCGGGTGGCCGCTGACGGAGATCGCCAACGAGATCGGCGTCAAATACAACACGCTGGCCAGCTGGTCGCGCCGTGACGGTTGGGAAACGGACCCGGCGGTCGCGGTGATCGAGGATCGCCTCGAAGTGAAGATCGCCAATCTGCTCGACAAGGAGCCCTTCACCGAGGGCGACATGAAGCGGGTGGATTTCCTCACGCGCCAGCTCGAGCGGACGGCCCGCATCCGCAAATACGACCAGACCGGGCGCGAAGGCGACCTCAACCCGAAGGTCGCGAACCGCAACAACGACGAGGCCAAGGCTAAGCGAGCGGAAAAGCGCAAAAACCATATCACGCTTGAGCAGTGGCAGGACCTGCTCGACGACTTCCATGCGCGCAACTTCGAATACCAGGAACTGTGGTGGGAACAGCGCGAACAGCGCACCCGCAAGATCCGCAAGAGCCGGCAGGTCGGCGCGACGTGGTATTTCGCCCGCGAAGCGCTGGCCAAGATCGCCGAGGCCGTCCTCAACGGCGAGCAGCCGCGCAACCAGATATTTCTGTCCGCGTCCGAGCGCCAGGCGCTGAAGTTCCGGCGCGAGATCGTCAACTGGGTGCGCCGCGTCACCGGCGTGGAGCTGAAAGGCAAGATCATCGAGCTGGACTTCACCGGGCAATACCCGGTGGACGAGGACAGCGACGCCAAGCCCGTCTCGCTCGACACGGTGGGCTTTTACTTCCTGTCCACCAACAGCGCGACGGCGCAGGGCGAAAGCGGCGATTTCTACTTCGACGAATATGCCTGGGTGCACAATTTCGAGGAATTGAACCGCGTGGCCAGCGGCATGGCGACGCACGAGATCTACAAGAAGACCTATTTCTCCACCCCATCGACCAAGACGCATGGCAGCTATGGCTGGTGGGCGGGCGAGGCATGGAACCTTGGCCGGCCGAAGGGCGAGCAAAAGCCGTTCGACATCAGCACCAAGAACCTGCGGCGCGGCGCGATCATGCCCGACGGCAGCTGGCAGCACGTGCTGACGATCCACGACGCCGTGGAGATGGGCCTGCGCAAGCTGGTCAATGTCGCCCAGCTGCTGATGGATTACGCGACCGATGCCTTTCGCAACCTGTTCGAGTGCGAGGACGTCGACGATTCCGAGAGCAGCTTCCCGTACTCGCTGGTGTCGTCCGCACGGGTCAACAGCTTCCTGACCTGGCGCGATTTCAAACCGGCGCTGATCGACATTCCCGGCGCGCGCCCGTTCGGCGAAAGGCCGGTTTGGATCGGATACGATCCCAACAAGCAGGGCCGTGACGATGCCGCGCTGATCGTCGTTGCGCCGCCCGACCAGGCGGGCGTGGGCAAATTCCGCGTGCTGGAAAAACACCGCCTCAACGGGCGCGATTACGCGGCGCAGGCTGATTTCATCAGGCAGGTCGCAGCGCGCTACCGCGTGACCGACATTTCCATCGACACCACCGGCCATGGCGATGCCGTGTGGCAGCTGGTGAAGAACTGGTTCCCCACCGCCCGCAAGATCGAATATTCCGTCGCCAGCAAGACGGCGATGGTGGTGAAGGCGCAGAACGTTTTCCGCAACCACCGCATCGAGTTTGACGCGGGCTGGACCGACCTGATGGCCGCGCTGATGGCGATCCGCCCGGCGCTTACCGGCAGCAAGAAGGGCGTGACGTACATCGCCAAGCGCAACGGGGAGATCGGCCACGCCGACATCGCCTTCGCACTGCTGCACGCGCTTTCCAACGAACCACTTTCCGCCGGCAGCGCCAGTCAGGCCACCGGCGGCCGTGTCGTATTTTTCGACTGACAGGAGCCGTCATGACCCAGACCGAGATCGTACCCGCCGCCCCGGCCGGCCAGGCGGCGGTGAAGCCCACCGCTTTCAGCTTCGGCGATCCCGAGGGCGTCCTCGATCGGCGCGAGCTGGGGCAGTATTTCGAGATGTGGCATAACGGGCGCTGGTACGAACCGCCGATGCCGATGGGGCGGCTTGCCCAGACGTTTAATATGAGCCCGTATCACCGCAGCGCCGTGGCGCTGAAGGTCAATCTGCTGGTGTCGCAGCAGACGCCGTCGCAGTGGTTGGGCTCGGACGCCTTCGAGCGATTCGCGCTCGATTTCATCCAGATGGGCAATGCCTATCTGGAGTGGATCCCGAACATGGCCGGGCGCCTCGCGCGGGCCGATCATGCGCCCGCGCTGCATCTTCGCCCAGGCGTGGATCCGGGGCAGTATTGGTTCGTAAACGGCTTTGGCGGCGACATTCATGAGTTCGAGCCGGGGCGCATCTACCATCTGCAGCAGCCCGACGTCGCCCAGGAGGTATTCGGCCTGCCGGAATGGCTGTCGGCGCTACAATCGGGCCTGCTGTCGGAAAACGCGACGCTGTTCCGCCGCCGCTATTACCTCAACGGCGCGCACGCGGGCTTCGTGTTCTATCTGAACGAGGCGCTGGCCGACCAGGAAACGGCCGACGCCATCACCGAGAAGCTGGGCAAGTCCAAGGGCATCGGCAACTTCAAGAACCTGTTCGTGCATATTCCCGGCGGCAAGAAGGATGGCATCCAGCTGATGCCGATCGCCGACGTGACCGCGAAGGACGAATTTTCAGCGGTCAAGAACATCAGCCGCGACGACATGCTGGCCGCGCACCGCACGCCGCCCCAGCTGATCGGCGTGATCCCGCAGAACAACGGCGGCTTCGGCAAAGTGGGCGAGACTCGTGATGCCTATTACGAAACCGAAATCGTGCCGATCGCGCGGCGTATGTTGCGGATGAACGATTGGTTCGGTGTGCAGCTGCTCGCCTTCGCCGATTACGTGTGCGCCGACGGCACGGTCATTCGGCAGGTCGGTAGCGGCTTCCAGAAACTGCCCGCTTCCGCGCGCTAATCCTTCCGCCCGTCCGAAAGGCGGGGGGCCGGGGCGCGCCAACGCCCCAAGCCCGACGAACAACGCTCGTCATGATCCAGACCGGTCCCGCCTCGGGACCATCCCGCCTGCCGATTCGGCACGGGAACAAATATAGAACGGTCATGTCAGTGTCGATACCCGAATGCATGTTTGCGCCGGTTGATCCGGTGCGTCCGCTCGCGCCCTACATCGGCGGCAAGCGCCAGCTGGCCAAGCGCCTGGTGGCGCTCATCAACTCGATCGAACATACCACCTATGCCGAGGTCTTCGTCGGCATGGGCGGGGTGTTCCTGCGCCGCGATCGGCGACCCAAGGCCGAGATCATCAACGACTGGTCGGAGGACGTCGCGACGTTCTTCCGGGTGATCCAGCACCACTACCTCGCCTTCCTCGACATGGTGCGTTGGCAGGTGACGAGCCGGGCCGGGTTCGAAAAACTGTTGGCGATGGAGGCCAGCTCGCTGACCGACATGCAGCGCGCGGCGCGGTTCCTCTATCTTCAGCGTCTGGCGTTCGGCGGGAAGGTGCGGGGCAAGAATTTCGGCGTCGTGGTCGAGACCCCGGCGCGGTTCGACGTGACCAAGCTGGGGCCGATGATCGAGGCCGTTCACGAGCGGCTTGCCGGGGTGGTGATCGAGCGCCTGCCATGGGGAGACTTCATCCAGCGGTACGATCGCCCTGGCACGCTGTTCTACCTCGATCCGCCTTACTACGGCAGCGAAGGCGACTATGGCCGGGATTTGTTCGATCGCAGCCAGTTCGAGGCCATGTCCGACCAGCTGCGCGGGATCCGGGGCCGGTTCGTGCTGTCGCTCAACGACCACCCGGAGGTGCGCCGGATCTTCGCGGGCTTCACTTTCCGCGAGGAGCGCCTGTCCTACAGCATCGGTGGCAACGACAAGGCCAAGGCGGTGGGCGAGGTTATCATTACCAACTGA